CTATACCTCTAGCTGCACAGATAGCACTACCAGTAAATGTACCGTGCTTATATTCTTCTCCAATAATACGTACATCTATTTTAAATGTATTTAGAATATCTTCAAGGTCTTGTTCTGTTTGATATGGAATAATCTCATCAACATATCTAACTCCTGATAGTTGTATATACCTCTCAACCAAAGTCTGTACAGGTTTATTCTTTTGTTTTCTATCTACAGATGGATCTACTTGTAAAGCGCATATGAGATAATCACATTGCTCGTTAGCTTCTCTAAGCATAGCTATATGACCTGCATGTAGCAGATCAAAAGTACTACAGGTAAATCCTACTAGCAAGAAGATCTCCTTCCATCAAAAATACAAACAAAATAACAACCAAAGGGCCCAGCATGCACACGATGAAATACACCTCTTTTGATTAGTATTACATCATTCTCTTTTACACTTATAGTTTCATTATCTAAGTCTATCCTACCACTACCAGACACAAAATAATATATCTCTTCTTGTCCTTCATGTAAATGCCCACTAGTAGACATTTCTGGTTTCAAATTAGTACTACTCAATACTAAATTGTTTAAACTTGTGTTATCTTTAACAGTATATCTTTCATCTTGTTTGGTAATTTTTCCATGAATATTTTTAATATTAACTTTCATTTTAAAATCACTCATGTATCTTCCTCTGGTTCAATTAATCGACCAGTAAGCATATTCTCTTTTTTAACAAAGCCAACAGATTCTCTTTCAATATCATTATGATTAAACTCAGCCCAATATAATTCATAGGCTACTCCTCCTTCTAAACATATGAACTGATGATATAAACCAGGTTTAACTTTAGTGTACATTCCTTTTTCTAAGATGGTTTCATCTATTAGTTCATAATCTCTTTGCCAAACTTTTATCAGCAATCTTCCGGACTCTACGTAGAATCCATTCCACTTATATCTGTGAAGATGCTTAGAGCATGTTCCCCCTTTATTCATTTCAATTCGATGAAACTCTAATGCACCATTAGCTT